TCAGGCTAGGCAGATCATTTGGCACGTTTTGATGGAGTTGGGCAGAGAAATCATTGCCTCTAGCCATGTGAATAACATGGACATCACCTTGATCAATGGGGCAACCATCTATGTGCGTGGTGCTGACAGACCAGATACTTTGCGTGGCGTGAGTTTGACCTATGCCGTACTTGATGAGGTTGCAGACATCAAGCCTGAAGCTTGGGAACAGGTCATCCGAGCCGCTTTGTCCGACAAAAAAGGTCGGGCATTGTTCATTGGAACTCCCAAAGGTAGGAACTGGTTCTATGACTTGTTCAAACTTGGTCAGGTTGAAGACGACAATGACTGGAAGTCTTGGCACTTCACCACTAAAGACAACCCCTTGATTGACCCTAGCGAAATCGAGGCGGCTAAAAAGACCATGAGTTCCTTCTCCTTCAAGCAGGAATACATGGCCTCCTTTGACAATGCTGGTAGCGACATCTTTAAAGAAGAGTGGCTCAAGTATGGGGAAGAGCCTGACTATGGCTCTTACTACATTGCTTGCGACTTGGCTGGCTTTGAAGAAGTAGCTAAACAGGCGGCTAACAGCAAAAAACGGCTTGATCAGACTGCCATTGCCATTGTCAAAGTGACTGAAGATGGTAAATGGTTTGTAAAGAAGATCGACTATGGGCGCTGGGACATTCGAGAAACGGCTGTGAGGATTCTCATGGCGATTCGGGACTACAGGCCGCTGGCGGTTGGCATTGAGAAGGGTGCGCTAAAGAATGCGGTTCTGCCGTACCTTAGTGACTTGATGCGTAAGAATAATGTATATTCACACATAGTGGATCTTACGCACGGAAACAGGAAGAAGGCTGACAGGATCATCTGGAGTCTTCAGGGGCGGTTTGAACATGGGCGCATCATCCTCAACAACGAGGAAGAATGGGATGAGTTCATTGACCAACTGCTCATGTTCCCTGCCAAAGGTGTGCATGATGACCTTCCCGATGCCTTGTCATACATTGACCAACTGGCTGTGACATCGTATTTTGAAGGAGAAGACGACGAAGATTGGGAGCCAGTTGACATAATCTCTGGAGTCTGATAACTCTTTACAAACAAAGTGTTATAAGATATGCTCTAGCAAGATGTAATTGGTCTTATACCAAAAAAGGGCTATCCCATGCAGGACATGAACGAATCTGAAGGTCTTGAACAACCCTCTGAGGCAGACAAAGAACTTGTCGCTTTTATTCGTGATCATTGTGATCGTTGGCGCGACTATCGTGACTCTAACTACATGGATTCATGGGAAGAGTACGAGCGCATTTTCCGTGGAATCTGGGATGCTCAGGACAAGACTCGTGACTCTGAACGCAGTCGAATCATCACTCCTGCCACTCAGCAAGCTGTAGAGACTCGCCACGCAGAGATCATGGAAGCCATCTTTGGTCAAGGCGACTTCTTTGACATTGAAGACGATGTGCAAGACATGAATGGCAACTCCATTGACGTTGGCGTGATCAAAGCTCAACTCATGGAAGACTTTGCTAAAGACAAGATCCGCAAGTCGATTGACCAGATTGAACTGATGGCTGAAATATATGGCACAGGAATCGGTGAGGTCGTTGTAAAAACGGAAAAAGAGTTCATCCCTGCTACCCAGCCTATTCCTGGTCAGGTCGGACAAGCCGCAATTGGAGTGATTGAGCGTGACCGTGTGGCTGTCAAGATCAATCCTGTCAATCCAAAGAACTTCCTTTTCGATCCCAATGGCACTTCAGTTGAAGACTGTATGGGTATTGCCATCGAAAAGTACGTTTCTATCCACAAGATTGTGCAGGGGATGGCGGCTGGCATCTACCGCAAGGCTGAGATTGGCACGGATGCAATTGATAGTGCGCTAGAACCCACTCAAGAAGCCACCAATTTCCAAGACAACAAGGTCAAAGTTCTAACCTATTATGGTCTTGTGCCTACTGAATACATCAAAAAGATGCAAGAGGCAGAGGGCGTAGTCGAACTGTTTGGCGAGGGCAGTGAGAATGAGGACTATGAAGACATGGTTGAGGCCATTGTCGTCATTGCAAACGACTCTATTTTGCTCAAGGCTGACGAAAACCCGTACATGATGAAGGATCGTCCTGTTGTTCTGTATCAGGATGACACTGTTCCTAACCGTTTGCTGGGTCGTGGCACGGTTGAGAAAGCCTACAATATGCAAAAGGCTATCGATGCTCAGACTCGTAGCCATTTGGACTCTTTGGCGCTCACTACTAGCCCGATGATGGCTATGGATGCCACCCGTTTGCCCCGTGGAGCCAAGTTTGAAGTGCGCCCAGGCAAGGCAATGCTCACGAATGGTAATCCTTCTGAGATTTTGTTCCCGTTCAAGTTCGGCAATACGGATGGAAACAACCTCCAGACGGCAAAAGAGTTTGAACGCCTGTTGTTGCAAGCCACTGGTACGCTAGATTCCAATGGAATGGTCACGCAAGTTAGCAGAGATGCTAACAATGGCGGCATTTCTATGGCTGTGGCTTCCATCATCAAGAAGTACAAGCGCACTCTGACCAACTTCCAAGAGGATTTCCTGATCCCGTTCATTAAAAAGGCGGCTTTCAGGTATATGCAGTTTGATCCGAACCGCTATCCATCTGTTGACATGAATTTTGTGCCGACTGCGACTCTTGGCATCATTGCTCGTGAGTACGAACAACAGCAATTCATTGCTTTGTTGCAGACTCTTGGCCCGAACACCCCTGTTTTGCCGTTGATTCTTAAAGGAATCTTACAAAATAGCAGTTTGACCAACCGTTTTGAGTTGATTGCGACTCTTGACCAGATGTCTCAGCCTGATCCTGCTCAACAGCAGTTGGCTTTGCAGAAAGTGCAGTTGGATTTGCAATTGGCACAGGCTCAGGTGGCTCAAGTGGCAACTCAGGCAGAACAGAACCGTGCTGAAGCGCAAAAACTGCTGGTTGAAGCGCAATTGAAGCCTCAAGAGGTGCAAGCTAGGGTTAGCCAAGCCTTGACGCAGAATTTGCCCAACCAAGATGACATGGCATCCAAGGAATTTGACCGCAGGGTTAAGGTTGCCGAGTTGATGCTCAAGGAAGCTGACATCAAAAACAAGAGTAAGATTGTCGAAATGCAGATGGCTGAAAAGAACAACAAAGTCGCTGGCATGGAGCAAGATTTTCTTGACCAACTGACCAAACAACTTGGTGGCAATGCACCAAAGGGTGAATGATGGACGTTGAAAGCCTCGCCAAGCAGTTAATTCTGCAAAACATGACACCAGAACAGCAGATGGCTGTTTTGGATGGCATCAAGGCTTCTATTGCTCAAGCAAAAGAGGTGCAAAAACGCAAGATTGGCGAGAATGTTGACCTTGTTGTTCAAGCCCTTAAAAAGATTGAAGCTGACATCCGTGAAAGATACGATGAAGTTGGCAATGCCATTGAAAAGCGTGTGGCCTCTATCAAAGATGGTCGTGATGGCATTGATGGCCGCAATGGTCGTGACGGCAAAGACGGCAAGCCTGGAAAAGATGGGGCTGTAGGCCGTCCTGGGCGAGATGGCAAAGACGGGAAAGATGGTCGAGATGGTATTGATGGCATCTCTGTGATTTCTGCAAACATTGACTTTGATGGTTCTTTGATCATCAAGTTGTCGAATGGAAAAGAAATCAATGTTGGTGAAGTTGTGCCGATGGACTTGGCAGAACGCATCAAGATCATTGGCAATGGTGGTGGCACTTCTCAAACTGTCCTTGATACTTTGGATAGTTTGCAGACGCAGATCAACAACCTTATTCCAAGTCAAACTGGTAACTCTGGCAAGTACCTTACTACCAACGGAACTACGTTGTCTTGGGCATCGATTGCTGGTGGTGGGTTGTCTTACCAAGGGACATGGAATGCTTCAACAAACACTCCAACGCTTGCATCTGGTACTGGTACTAACGGCTATTACTATGTCGTCGGCACTTCTGGCTCTACTAATCTTGATGGCATATCTGATTGGGTGGCTGGAGACTGGGCTTTATTCAATGGCACAATCTGGCAAAAGATTGATCAGACGAATCTGGTAAGTAGCGTCAATGGTCAAACTGGCGCTGTGAGTTTGACTACAAGCAACATTAGTGAAGGTTCAAATCTTTACTACACGGATGCTCGTGCTAGGTCTGCTCTTAGTGCTGGAACTGGCATCTCTTACAACTCAACGACTGGCGCAATCACAAACTCTGCTCCAGACCAAACTGTTGCGTTGACTGGCTCTGGAACGGTATCAATTTCTGGT